AACAGTAGATATTGTAGTTGTAGTATTTTGTGTATTACCACCTTTGCTTACGGTCGTAACAATATTATCTCCAGCACTTTGAACTTTAGCTGCTGCGTTTTCTGATATATCGCTTACGATATTATCAACATTAAAAGCAGGTGCTGGACCAGCAACTCCTGATATATCATTTTCAATATAGTCTTCTACTTCTGATTCTATTTCTGCATTTTGTTGTTTTCTAGTTTCTTCTAATTCTGCTTCTCTTGCTTTTACTTCTAATTCAGCTTTCTTTTTAGCAGCATTATCTGTAGCCATTTTTGGTATCTTCGGGAGGTCTATTTCAAATCCTAAGAATCTACCAAACTTCTCGACTAATCCTATAATAAAATTAACTATACTTCCAACTAAATTAACTATACGTGCGAATCCATCTTTCAAGTGTGCTAATCCTAACATAAGAACATCAAAGATAGATGTAAATCCAAGTGCGTCTCTTATACTTGCTAAAGCAACAGCTATTAATCCAAATACAGCTGCTATAGCTAAGATTGGTAATAAGATTGGAGCCATTGCTATTAGGACTGGTGTGACTGCAGCAATCATACCAGTAAACATAGAAATCATACCAGGAATAAATGTTCCTAACATAAAGAGTTTAAACGGTTTTACAATCTTATTAATTCGATTTGTTAATTTAATCATCGGACCAGTAGACATTATGCTTGCATACATATTTAGAATTCCAGGAATAAAAGTCTTCGCCATAAAAATTTGGAATAATTTAATTGCTTTAGAAACTGATCCAACAATTCTTATCACTTTTGGTAAAAGTAATAAAGCAACACCTGTTAATAATTGCCAGGAATCCCCTAATCCACTCATGACTTGTTCAAAGTCACCAGTAATAATACCACCTATAAACGTTGCAACACCTGCAACTTGGTCTATAATCATTTTCATTATCTCTTGGAATTTTTCTGGGTCTAAGAAGAGTAAAGCTAAACCTACTAGTCCTGCTAATATTCCCGCGCCCGCGAGAGCACCCCCGATCGCGTTCTCTATTCCATCTGCTGTTTTTTCTGCAGAATGAGCTATTCGACCTAACGTAGAGTTAGCTAACTCATTCATTTTTATTGCTTCTCTTCGATTCTCTTCTGATTCTGCAGCACCTTTAATTTCTTCTAACTGTCTCATTGCAAGATCTTGTGCTTGCACATCACCAGATTCAATAGCGTCTTTTAATGCTTGACTACTTATCTCAAACTGTTGTTGTAGTAATTTAGCATTTTCTCTTCCAGCTGCGTCTAATCCACTAAAAGAACTATTTAGACTTTTTAATTGACTTCGTAGCTCTAATTGTGCAGTAGAATCTTCTTCGAGTAGTTTTGTATTTCTCTTATTTTCTTCGATTAAATCTGTAAGAGAACGAACAACAGCATCGTTTCCGATAGCTTTTTCTCCAGAAGCAATTTGTGCATCTAAGCTTGTTTCTAATTGTTTTAATTGTTCTAATTGGTCTAGATATACTTTTGAACCAACATTATTATTATCTAATATTTCTTCAATATTTTCAAAGATTAATTTATTGTTTTTATCTTTTGCATCCGACGCAATTGCTGATGCCTGAGTAATCTTATTTAATACCTCAGCTTTCTTTGCAAGAATATCTTGTTTCTTTTCTTGGGTTTTTGAAACATTTTCGCTTTGAGTAAGTTGTCTTTTTACTCTGTCTTCAGCTTCTTTATCTCTACCTTTCGGATTCTCTGGAGCTTTTTTATCGTCGTCTGCCATTTATTTATTTTCCGCTAAATGCTTTCCCTGCTTCTGCAATACCAAAACAACCTAATGTGACTACCACAAAAGATGTGTAAATTGTATCTGATATTGTAAAGTCCATACCAGCATAACTAGTTATTAAATCTACTATACCAAATGCAACCATCATAGAAAAAGATGCAAATCCTACTATTGCTTTTTCGTTTACATCGTTGTCATCTAAGAATATATCTAATACTCTTCTTTTCTTTCTAGGACCAATTGCTTTTTTCTGTGCTTCAGCATCAGCTTTCATTCTAGCAATTTCTTTTTCTTTGTCGTGTAGATTATTAATTAGAGTATCATATTTCTCTAAATCAATTTCTACTTCGTTTCTACTATCTACTTCGCTCATCTTCTCATTTTCCTTTTTTGTTCTTCAAGCCTTTCGTTTTCTTTTCTAATATGTTCCTGCAAGAGTGTAATATATATCTCCCTCTCCCATGGTATCATATTTTCTAGCTCTGCTAAGCTATAGTTATGATGTTGCATTAATGCAAAATTCAACTTGAAATGGTTTACAAGTGAATCATGCGAAAGGGCTAGGTAAAAAAACTTTGTAAGCCTTTTAGCTCTACCTCTTGCTCTTCTTTACAATCGATACACTTATATTTTATAGTGTGTTCGACTGTTGGCATTTTTGCAAAAAATTCAGTAACTTTACTAAATTGTGTTGAACTTAAACTCTCATAAAAATTGTTTATGTTCTCCCTAGTTTCATTCTTGCAATCATATACCTCTTCATCATCGTATATACTTTCAGTGCAATCAACAATCATATCAAAGACATTTTGTACTTTTTCCATATCAGCTTCCTGATATTTCTCAACTGTTTCTAACGACGGAAAGTTAAAAGTTATACCAATCTTATCATCTAGTTGAATGATATTAGATTCTGGCATTTCAGAAACTTCTATCTTTTCTAAATGAACTTGTACTGGAGTTACTCCTTTACATTCCTCATCACATTGACATTTCATATTTACATCAACTATTTCACCAACACTTTTGGCTCTTAGATTTAAAAATATAAATTCAAAATCAAACAATGTTAATTTTGACATATCAATATTACTTTCTACGCAATCTTTAATTACGCTTTTTAAAGCTCTTATTATCGACCTTTGATCTTTCGATTCCATCGCAATCATAAGAACTTTTTCTTCTTTCACTGTATAGGGTCTAAACTCGACCTCTTTACCAGTAGACGGTATATTCATTAAATATGTAGCCGTCTTTAATTGTGGCAATGCCATAATATTATCCTCTCATTAAGTTAATAAATCAGCTGCTGATCTCAATGCTGAAGCTGTAGAACTTAACGGGCCTTCTGGTTTAAACTTATCATAAGCCCAAGTCACTGTTACTTCTGACATTGTATTATCTGCAGTATTGTCTAATTCAACCGAAGATAAATTTGTTGGAAAACATTTTTCCATTTTAACTCCATAAACCGGAATATTCTTCTGGTTTAATTGTTGAATGACCACATCAACCGAGTAATCTTTTTTAAATCCTACTCGGTAAGATTCTGTATCGAATATGCCTGACATCCAAGTTTCAAACATATTCTTAATATAATAATCGTTAGTTAACCTAAACGTCATACTAACTTCTTCATCTATAAACGTTTGGGGATATTTATTTTGTTGTACTGCATCTTGATGGTCAAACGTTGAAACCGTTCTACCAGGAAGAGTTGCTTTTGTACAAAGAATAGATATATCCCTTGGATCGTTTATTAAATTCGCTATACTAAATCCACCAGAAATAATTGAACCAACAATGTTTTCTGGATTTAAATTAAGTAAAGAAACTGCAGGTGGTGCAAAGATTACATTAAATCTATTTGCTGGTGCTAAACCACCTTTCTTACCTATTACTGATTTTAAAGTATCTATACTCATTAAGTTCTCCTAGCAATTTTAGCTGACTCTGCCCAAACTGCCACTTTACCTTTTTTCTTAAATTGTTCTGTCGGTAAGAAAATAGCTATTTCCCAATCTGACATTGGTACTCTCGATATACGAGAAGCTATATGTTGAGTTAAATAATGTTTAAAACATGGTTTAAACTCTTTAAATTTTCTTACACCTTTTAATAATTTGTATCTTGCTCTTATTCTACTTTTATCTGTTATCTTAGCTGGTGCTGTTGCCATAAGCTCATCTAAAAAAAGAGCTCTTGGTTTATAATTTAAATAATGTAAATTTAATCCATAGAATCCACCCTTTGCTGGTTCTAACATTATAGTTAAAGGAAACCTATCATAATATGGTAAGACTTCTTTAAACTTTGGATCGTAGAAATACATATACATATTTCCAGCAAGAGTTCTACTAACTTTATCTAGTGCATCATCTTTTAAAAGACTTTCTCTATTAACAGTACCAAGTTCTCTAACCTGCTTTTGGAACCACTTTTTACTTTGAGCTGTACGTGTTGTAATTCCTGCACGAAATGCTTGAGATGATAATGTATCGAATAAACTTGCCATATATCTATTTATGCTAACTCTTCAGTAGTTTGATACCTAAATTCTTTAAAGTTTCTTCTGTCCAAACCTGGAATTTCCAGCCCTTAGCATCAGCAAAGTCCGAAGCTGCTGACCATTTATTTGTATTTTTAACATAGGTTAATACCTCATTTATATACTTTTTAGACTTTCTTTTCGGTTTTTTTGGTGGAATTGTTTCTTTTTTAGGTTTAATTTCGATTAAATATGTATCTCCATTCTTCATTTGGATTAATAAATCAACATAATACCTATGTAATTTCTTATCAACTTCATATTTGTATGGAATAACTATTTCTTCACTATTCCATAATTTAATATTTTTATTATTTTCACACCATTTAAATGCTTGTCTTTCCCACAAAGAACGGTATACTACCTTCTTAGCATCGCCAGCATATTTTTCTGGACATTTTATTGTGTATCTACCTTTGTAACTCATATAAATAAACCTATAAACAATTAATTAGTACTACTATTTATACGGATAAAATATGGCAGAAATAAATAAAGAAGAAAAACCAAAGGCTAAGATCATTGCATTTCCAAGAAGTTTAAGATTAAAAGCTGATGAAAAGATGCCACATATCTGTTTTTCACTTACAGGAAAAGCAGCAAAAGATCTAGGAGGAGAAGCAGAAAGAATACATTTATACACCCCTTCTGGTTTTCAAGTATCAGATGGAGCTAATTTTAATGGAATTGAAATAGGTACTGTTGCAGCTGCTAAACAAGTTGCTGACAATATTGGAGCTAAAAGAGATGCTAAAGCTGGATTTACTAAAACTGATAATACAGTTATAGGTTTAAAAGCTATTGAAGGACTTGGTGCCGATGC